GTTGACCGTCATGGCAACCGTCAATCTGGTGGTGACATCGCTGTTGACCTCCGTAAAGGTGACTATGACGCTTTCCTTGAATCTGCTATGCTTAATGTTTGGGCTACTGATGTTCTCAAGGTAGGCACCACCCCTAAATACTTCTCTATTGAGGACTATGCTGCTGATGTTGACCAAGCTCGTTTGTTCACTGGCTGTACTGTATCTACTCTAGCATTGTCTATCGCACCTAACCAGATGGTAACTACTACCTTTGGTATGGTCGGTAAAGATATGTCTATCGGTACTACTGAGAAGACACAAGACGCTGCTTCTGGTAATGCGCCTTTTGATGCTTACTCTGGTGACTTGGCTATTGGTAACGTAGGCTCCTCCTCTGCTGTAGCTATCGTAACTGGTATTGACTTCACCCTGAACAACTCCTTCGCACCTACCTTTGTTGTTGGTGACGATAGTGCTCCTTGTTTGGAAGTAGGTCGTGCTGAGATCGAAGGTACTATCACTGCGTACTTTGAAGATGCTGCACTGATTAACCGCTTCTTGAATGAAACTGAAACTGAACTGTCTGTATCTGTGGATGACCCTACTGGTTCTAACACTTATACCTTCTTGTTCCCTCGTGTCAAGATCAACTCTGCTGACGTTGGTGTAGATGGCCCTAACAGCCGTATCATCAATATGTCCTTTGTTGCTCTGTATGACTCAACTGAGGAAACTAACTTGAAGATTACTCGTTCATAAGAATCCCGCAAGGGAGGGGCTGGTGCTGTGTCGGGTGGCGCTGGCCCCATTATATAATACCCGACTATACATAAAGGAACCCGACAATGGATTTGAAAGATTTTGCACCTAAGAGTGACGAAGTAGAGGTTGTAGTTAAACACCCTGTTAATGGTGAACCTCTGACTAACAAGGATGGTAGTGATATGGTTATTGTCCTTCATGCGCCCCACTCTAAGGCTTATAAAGAAGTGCTGTACGAGCAGACCAACAAGCGCCTTAAGGTTGCACAAGGTTCTGGTAACACAAACTTCACCGCACAAGACCTAGAGGAAGCCAGCCTAGAGTTGCTGTCTAAGGTTACTAAGTCTTGGAAGATTACTTATGATGAGAAGCAACCTAAGCTGACTGTGGCTAAGGCTAAAGCTATCTACGATGAGTTGTTCTGGCTGAAACCTCAGATTGAAGAGGCCCTGAGCAACACTGAAGTTTTTACGAAAGCCTGATAGGCCAACTAGAAGACTTTGCTGAACATACGTTCAAACTGAATAAACCCGATCAAAATGGTGTAACTGAACGTGAACACCTACAAGAAGTAGAGAGGCAGATCGGACGTAAGCCACAAGAACTGGAGGGACCAGAGTTTCCTCGGTTAGTGTCTCATGTCTGGTCTGCCTTTATTTCGTTAAGCAACAGTAGAAGTGCTGGCTATAGCGGACCTAACCCGATTACCTACGAACAAATTAAAGCATGGAAAGAACTGACGGATACGCCACTTGACGCTAGAGATGTTGAGGCTGTTGTGCGTATTGATGCAGTATATATGAGGGTGGCTAATGGCTAATAACACTGTTGATCTTAAGTTCCTTGCGGACTCTGCACCTATTGTTGAAGCTAATAAGCGTTTGAATACTCTGGGCAGGACTTTAGAAGGTCTCATCAAGAAACAAAACGCGGGGGCTATAAGTGACAAGCAGTTCGCAAAGGCCAAGAAAGAACTCCGCAGATCAATAGACGACTTGTACCCTAGTTGGAACAGGGCTAAGTCGGTCGTTGACAATTTTGATAAATCTATACGGACCAACATCAGGACTTTAGAGTCTCAAAAACAAGCCTTAAAGACTTCCGAGCAAGCGGCAGGTCAAATGGGCCGACGTATGAGCCGCACTGGTGTTCTGTTTCAGCAGTCGGGCTATCAGATTGGTGACTTTATTGTTCAGGTCCAGTCCGGTCAAAACGCTATGATTGCCTTTGGTCAGCAAGCTACTCAGATGGCGGGTGCACTGACGATACTTGGGGGCAAGTTTCTAGCTATCGGTACCGGCCTTGGTGTTATTATCCCTTTGGTTACTGCTTTTGGGGCTGCTTGGCTCAAATCCAGAAAGGCAATGGGAGAGTCTAAAGATGCAACAGATGAGTTGATTGGCAGGATTGAATCTTTAGATAGGGCTTTAGATAACTACCTCCGTAAAAAAAGAGCCTCCCAGATAGGTTGGACGGTTGAGCAACTGACTGCTCAAGACTCTCTTGATAAGGCTACCGAGGATTTAGCTAAAGCGCAAGGAGCTTTACTTGAGGTGAGGGCTAGTATAGCAAAAGGGGGAACAGGTTTTCGGGATATGTTACCCTTCTTAGGGACTTTTCTGGATAAAAAAGACCTTAAAGATGCACAGTCTGCCATAAGAGCTTTAGAAGAAGATCAAACAGCAGCCCAAAATAGAATTATAGCCCAAAGAAAAAGGCTTTCCGAAGAACAGGCAGTAGATCAAGCGAAGAGGGACAGAGAAACCCTTGCAGGTTCAATTAGGGCCGCAGAAGAGGCTAGGGTTAAGATCGCCCAAGCAGAGATTGAAGCTGAAAACGAGAAAGTCCGTAGAGAGCAGGCTATTATAGACGAAAGGGCAAGGCAAGCTCAGTCTAACGAGATAGCTGTGATGACTGCAAACATCAACTCCTATATGGACGCTTGGGAGTCTGGGCAGAAATTTGTCATAGAGAACCAAGAAGAGCTTAACGACCTCGCATCAGTTTTAGGCGATAGGTTGGGAACCTCTTTTGCAACAGCCTTACAAATCATCAGAGCCGCTAAAGCTGAAGCCTCGGTAGGTTTAGACGCTTTTGGCGGGGGTGGTGATTTTAAGTACGATCTCCCTCAGACCCTCAAAGCCCCTAAAACAAAAACAAATAAAGGCGGTGGAGCTTCCCAACAAGACCCCCTAGCTCGAATCAGAGACCGTATCAAACTTGACACAGAACTCTTAGGTAAAACTAAGGAACGTCAAGAGGTAGAACGTGCTATTGCTAACTCTAGCAAGACCTACGGTAAAGACGCTGTAGACCAAGCTGTAGCTGAACTAGCTGCATACAACCAGATCGTAGAGAAGCGTCAGGAACTCCAAGGTATCTATGACACTGCTCAGTCCTCTATGGAAGACGGGTTCATGGCTATGGTTGAGGGCACTAAGTCTGTAGAGGACGCCTTCAAGGATATGGCTCGTGCTATTATCAAGGACTTATACCAAGTTTATGTTGTTAAGCGTATGGTTGGTAGTGTTGAAGGGGGAACAGGGATTGCGGGTATCCTCGGAGGAATCTTCGGTAAAGCCTCTGGTGGTACGGTCCAAGCTAACCAACCTTACCTCGTAGGCGAAAAGGGACCAGAGCTTATCGTCCCTCGCAACAGGGGCCACGTTATGAACGCTGACCTTACTGCGGGTGCTATGGGTGGCGGTGGTGACGTATATGTTACTAACAACTTCACTATGGCCGCTAACGGTGATGACTCAGTTAAGAAGATCATTGCTCAATCTATGCCTGCTATCGTTAATGCCTCTAAGCAAGGTGTTATGGATGCTCGTAGACGCGGTGGTGCCATGAAGAACACATTCGGATAAGAGGATAATATGGCTATAGCTTACCCACTAGATACACCTACAACTATTGGGATCGAGAGTATTGAGTTACGTGCAGTTAATGCGGTATCCACCTCTCAGTCTCCTTTTACTTACAAACAGCAGGTTATCGCCCACACAGGTCAGAAGTGGGAAGCCTCAGTCACTATTCCCTCGGTACGTAGAGATAAGGCTGCTGAGTGGAAGGCTATGCTTGTGGCTCTCAAGGGTCAGACAGGCACCTTCCTCTTAGGAGACCCTGACTATGTATCACCTCGTGGTACTGTTACCTCATGTGCTGTCACTGGCTCTGCTGGCGATGATACAGTTAATGTAACTATGACAGGTTCCCTTCTAGCTGGTGACTACATTCAGTTGGGTGGGGGTTCTTCTGCTAAACTACACCAAGTTCTTATAGATCAAACTGGGGATGGTCAACTAGAAATATGGCCTGCACTTAGGTCTGACTCCACATCTGAGGCAGCTATTACGGATAGTCCTAAAGGTGTCTTCAGGTTGAATCAGAATGTGTCTACTTGGTCAATTAACAATGCAAGTTTCTATGGTATCTCTTTTGAGGCTGTAGAAGTAATCACAGGATAAGAACATGGCTGATAAGAAAATCTCTGAACTGACAACTCTTAGTAGCGGAGACCTAAGCTCTACTGATGATGAAATGCCTGTTGTAGACTCTTCTTCCGGTCAAACCAAGAAGATTACCCCTGACGCCCTTTTCGACGCTGTAGGTGATGCTAGGTATCTTCAATCTGTACCTGCTGAATACTTAACTGAAACAGAAGGGGATCTTCGATACCTACAGACTGTACCTGCTGAATATCTTACTGAAACAGAAGGTGATGCTAAGTATCTTCAATCCGTACCTGCTGAATATCTTACTGAAACAGAAGGTGATGCTAAGTATCTGCAGGCTGTACCTGCTGAGTACCTTACTGAAACAGAAAGTGACGCTAAGTATCTTCAATCCGTACCTGCTGAATACTTAACTGAAACAGAAGGTGATGCTAAGTACCTACAGACTGTGCCTGCTGAATACTTAACTGAAACAGAAGGTGATGCTAAGTACCTACAGACTGTGCCTGCTGAATACTTAACTGAAACAGAAGGTGATGTTCGTTATGCTCAACTCGTAGGTACAAACGACTTCACCGGCGGAGATATGACCCTGACCGATACTGGTGACGTGTTCTTGACGATCAAGTCTACAGGTACAGGGGATGCTGATGCTCGGTTAAACCTAGATGGCGCAGACACAGGCGAGAGCACTGTTATGTTCAGAAACGATGGGACAGACAAGGCGAACGTCAACTGGTCTGAAGAAACCGGTCAACTGAACATCACAACTGAAGCAGGTACAAACGCCGAAATTGATATTCAGCCAAACAATAAACTTGTTTCGCGGCACTATGTTCATGGGGCAACAGGCGGTCGTCTGGTTTCGTTCTACAATGATGACGGGACAACCTGTGGTCACATCGGCGCTCAAGATACTGATATGTGGATCGGTGAAGGTGAGGTAGGTCTGCAATTCCAAATAACCGGTTCTGACCGAATTGATCCTTTTGATACCGACGCAAATGCTGCTCGTGACAACGGGATTGACCTTGGGGGTGCATCCTCCCGTTTCGATGATGTTTACGCGACTAACGGTACAATCCAAACTTCTGACCTTGAGCAGAAAACGGATGTTGAAGAACTCTCTGAGGCTGAGGCTCGTGTAGCTGTAGCTTGCAAAGGTCTTCTGCGTAAGTTCCGTTGGAAAGACTCGAAGGAAACCAAAGGTGAAGATGCTCGCTGGCACTTCGGTATTATCGCACAGGAACTTGAAGCCGCCTTTACCGCAGAGGGTTTGGATGCTGGTGACTACGGTATGTTCATTGTCGGTACTAGCGTAGATGAGGCTGGCGCTATCCAATACAGCTACGGTGTTCGTTACACTGAACTTCTGGCTTTCATTATTGCAGCACTATAAAAAGGATACAGAGGATGTCAACAAGAGATATTTCACAGTCTACCATTGATAGTTTGGATGATGATGTCCTCTACCCTTTCTTTGCTGTAGAGATGTTGTTTGATGGGAACCAGACGCTAAGACTTTGGACTGGCTACGGCACTTTGGTTTATCAAGGTCAAGAGTGGTATGGTACAGGGTCTATGCTTCAGATTGATTCTGTTGAGGAGACCACAGAGATTGCAGCTAGAGGGGCTTCCCTTACCCTTAGTGGTATCCCTCAGTCTGTACTCTCACTAGCTCTCAGTGAACCTTATCAGGGCAGACAGGCTAATATCTATTTTGGTAACTTCACTAAAGGTATTATCCTTCAAGAGAACTCTGACTACATTCTACTAGAGAATGGAAACCGTATTGCTTTAGAGGCTGGTAGGACAAACCTATCTCAAATATTTGCTGGTTATATGGATCAGATGAATATTGAGGAGACTGCTGATACTTGTACTGTTCAATTAACCTTAGAGAATAAATTGGTTGATCTTGAGAGGCCAAGGGTTGCTAGGTTTACTTCTGCATATCAAAAGTCTTTGTACTCTAACGATAAAGGTTTGGAGTTTGTAGAGAGTTTGCAGGATAAAGAGATTGTGTGGGGTAGAAAGAGTGGTCGTTAAGTATCAACAAGAGTTTCTTGATAGTGTGGTTGAGGATGCCAAAGGTTTGCTTGAATCTCACTGGGAAGAGGTTGCACTGAACAAGGACAAGATAAAGATTAACCCCGACTGGGATGCTTACTACGCACTACAGGAACAGGGTAAGTTGGACATCTTTACTGCTAGAGACGAAGGTGTTCTGGTTGGTTACTTTGTTGTTTTTGTATCTCCACATATCCACTATAAAGACCACCTGTTTGCTAAGAACGACCTGATCTATTTGGCACCTAGCCACAGAAAAGGCTTCACAGGTATTAAACTGATTAAGTTTGCTGAAGGTTGCCTTAAAGAAGACGGTGTGTCTGTTCTCGTTGTAAACACTAAAAACCATAAACCCTTTCATAAACTGATGATCTTCTTAGGGTTTACCTCGGAAGATATAGAATACTCTAAATACATAGGAGATTGACATGGCTGTTGCTGCTGGTATGGCTTTACTTTCTACGGCTACTACAGCTCTCTCTGGAGGAACCCTTATGGGAGGTTTCCTACTAGGGGCTGGTGCGGCTGGCACACTGATGACTCACTTCCTCGTAACTACAGCCCTTGGTTCAGCCCTTAATGCCCTCACCCCTAAACCTTCCTTCTCAGGGACTAACAGGGGCTATCAGGTAACTCAAAATGGCTCCGCACTAGACCATCAGGTTATCTACGGCAAGGTTAAGGTTGGTGGCGCTCGTGTATTCGATAGCACATCTGGGGGTAACAACAAATTCCTACATAGGGTTCTGGCGTTCACAGGCCATGAGATTGAAGCTTTTGATGAGATTTACATCAATGATGAGTTGGTTACTCTTGATGGCTCTGGTAATGTCACCTCCCCTAGCAGGTACGATGGTGAAGTTCGTATCAACAAACACTTAGGCTCCCCTGACCAACAAGCTGATGAAGACTTAGCAAATGAAGTCTCTGAGTGGACCAGTAGACATAGGCTTCAAGGTATAGCTTACCTATATGTTCGCCTGAAGTATGATGCTGACGCCTTCCCTAACGGCGTACCAGAGGTTACTGCCACAATCAAGGGTAAAAAGTTATACGACCCTCGTGACGGCTCTACTGCTTGGTCAGACAACCCTGCTTTGTGTATGAGGGACTACATCTCTAACAGTACGTATGGGTTGGGTGAGGACTCAGACAATATTGATGACGATAAGGTTTCTTCTTCTGCTGACGTTTGTGATAGAACAGACACTCTTGACGGTAGCACAAGGTACACTTGCAACGGAGCTTTCACTACGGCATCTACCCCTTATGACAACCTTAGCGGATTGCTGACATCTATGGGTGGTTTGCTTTGGTACTCTCAAGGTAAGTGGCGGATGAAGCCTGCCTACTGGACTGAACCTACCCTCACACTTGATGAGAACGACCTCAGAGGCAGCGTAACGGTAAACACTAGGCATAGCCGTAGAGATAACTACAACACAGTTAAGGGGACGTTCAGAGGCTCTGAGAGCAACTGGCAGATCACAGACTACCCGAAGGTGACTAACCCCGCCTTCTTGTCTGCGGATAAAGGTCAAGAGTCTTCTATCGACTTAGCCCTACCTTTCACGGATAACTCTGTAGAGTCTCGTAGGATTGCTAACGTGTCTCTTGAGCGTAATAGGCAACAGCTTACTATCACAGCTTCCTTTGGTATGAGGGCCTTCCAGCTTCAGGTTGGGGACAATGTAAAGATTAACAACTCTCGTTTTGGCTGGGTAGATAAAGAGTTCGAAGTTACTTCTTGGACCTTTGGTCTGGTTGATGGCGGCGATCTACAGGTTCAGATGATCTTACGAGAGATTTCTGAGAGTGTGTTTGATGACGTTAGTGATGGCGTGGTTTATGAGAGAGATAACACCAATCTTCTTTCTCCTTTTGAGGTGCCCTCTGTTGGTATTGAGACTGACGATGTAGCTCAAGTGCTGGCAGAGAAATTGGTCAACACGCTCCTAATCACTATCACATCAGAGCAGCCAGAGCGGGTTGATTTAGTAGAGGTCCAACTTAAACCTATCGACAGTAATACCTACGTAGCTGCGGGTACTGGGGAGCTTGGTGTGTTCTCTAGTATCGACTTAGCTACAGGTGACTACGACATCAGAGCTAGGGCTATCAACACCTTCGGGGTTAAGGCTGAGTGGGAATATGTTTTTGACGTAGAGGTAAACGCGAGGGCTGCTCCGCCGGCTGATGTTCTTAACTTCAGTAAACAGTTGAGCGCAGGTACTATCTTCTTTAGTTGGAGCGCTGTTCCTGACTTAGACTTGTCCTATTACGAGATTAGGCACAACCCTAATACTGTAGGTGCAGAGTGGGCGACGTCTAACACTGTTATTGAGAAAGTTGCAAGGCCAGCTACTACAGCAAGTCTTCCTGCCAGAAGTGGTACTTTCTTAATCAGAGCTTACGATAAGGGTGGCAACCCTAGTGTAAACGCTACAGCTTTGGTTGTGTCCCCTTCTGAACTTCCTTCTTTGGGTGTTACGTTAGAGCAGACGGAGAACCCTAGTTTCTCTGGGACTAAGACTAATGTTGTTATTGACACCTCAGTATCCCCTAACGAGTTGATTATTGATGACATCTCAGGCTCTAGCCCTTTGGGTATCTACGAGTTCTCAGACTACATTGATACAGGTTCAACAAGGGATTGTAGGGTTACTGGCAGTGTTACATTCAACAGACACGCACCTACCTCTGGGCTTTGGGATGATATTCCTCAGAACTGGGATACATGGCCTGATAACTGGGACACTTGGACTGATGAACAGGCGGGCTTCCCTGATGAGAATGTTATTGTCTATGTGGCATCTACAGACGACGACCCAGCAGGAACACCTACTTGGAGTGATTGGCAGAGGACAGAAGGCACATCTATCATTGGTAGAGCCTTCAAGTTCAAAGCAGAGTTGGTCAGTCAAAACACAAACGTATCGCCTAGTGTAGAGACACTTAAGGCAACAGTGGAGTATTAAAATGAGTCAACACAACTTAGATATTGCAGATCAAAGTGCATCTAGTGCAAGGGCAAACATTAACAATGCACTTCAGGCTCTCGCAAGTCTGTCTTCAGGGTCTTCTGCCCCCAGTACAACTTATGCAAATATGCTCTGGTACGATAGCAACGCACTTCCTACGGGGGGTATCTTGCGGATTCGTAATGAGGCAAACACTGCTTGGTTGGACTTTATGTATATTGACCAAAGTGCGGGTGCTGTTTCTTCTGGCAACTTGAGTACAGCCTCAGAGAACTCTTCTACTTTTGTAGGGACTACAGCCTTGGATTCTGATAAATGTCAGCTTTATTGGGACGGCTCTGACTATAAGTATTTCAAAGGGCAACTACTCCAAAACTATTCAGACTACAACGAAACCAATGAAACCTTTAGTTCAGGGTCGCTGACAAGACAAAGTACAAGCTTTAACTGCAAGTCCAACTCTGACGCTGTGGTTTTTATTACTTTCGATGTTAATTACAATGTCAACCCTCTCACATCCTCCGGCACTAACGAGCCTTATGTAGACACAGAACTTTACATTGATGGCTCTAAAGTGACTCACATGAGTTGGGAGTGCGACGGTGTAGCTGGGGACGCTGCGGTTAAGTCTAAAGGTGTCACAACCCGAAGGTTTAGGGCTGACTCTTGGTCTGGTTCTAAAAGTGTTCAGGTTATTTGTAAGTATCAGACAGGCGACATGGATGTTCAGATCACCAGCAGTTCGTTGAGCATCGAAGAGTTTTCAGATTAAAGGTTAGACATGACATATACACTAGGACAACGTAGCCTACAGAACCTCTCAGGTGTTCATCCTGATTTGGTGGCTGTAGTTAAGAGGGCAATCAAAATCACTGAACAAGACTTTAGTGTGATTGAAGGTGTACGTAATATTGATCGTCAGAGGCAACTGGTTAAATCTGGGGCTTCTCAAACGATGAACTCTAGGCACCTGACAGGACATGCGGTAGACATTGCGCCTTACCCTCTGTCTTGGGATTGGCCGAAGTTCTACCCTATTGAGGATGCTATGAAGAAAGCCGCAGAGGAGCTTGAGGTAGACCTTGAGTGGGGTGGCGACTGGCGCTCTTTTAAAGATGGACCACATTGGCAACTCTCACGAAAGACATACCTATGAGCCAAGAAGATTTCAAGCGTAGAATATCACGTTTAGAGGAATCACATGAAACCCTCGAAGATAGTTTAAATAAACTGAACACTACTATAGCTCTGTTAAATCAGACTGTAGAAACTATGTCCAAGAGGGAAGAGAAACGACAGCAATTTATGGATAGGACTATTCTGTTTATTGTTGGCGGTATTATCTCGGCATTTATTGCTTGGGTGGTTAGAGGGGGTCTTGGTCAGTGAGGGCACCTCGTATTAAGAATAACCTGAAGTTCTTTGCTGCTGGTGTTATCTTGTCAGCTTTAGTTGCTACGACTATCTTTGAGATGGTGTATCACCCAAGAGTAAAGAAGTCGTCCAGAGGGTATTGCCACACAAAAGCTAGCCCTTACTATGTTCAGACGTTTAACTTTAATTCCTTCTCTAGCTTGAACTCTTGCTTGCAGTCTGGGGGAGTAGAGCCGGAGAGATCGAAATGAATAAAACTTATAAGAGAGAAGTCGCCTCTGTATTACTTCTGGGCCTAGCCTACGTAGTTTATACTGGTGACGTGGAGATGGTAAATGCTTTGGTTTGGCCGATCTTGGGTTTTGCTGCTGGTGCTTTCGGGCTTGATGCTTTTAAACAGTTGCGGTAAGATACCTTCATTCCTAACGGGGGGCGGTCCTAACGTAGCTGCTAATGTTCAGGTAGGTAAGACTAACAACCAGACAGTAGGTACTAACACTACCCTAGCCCCTACAGTGTCCTTGAGACCCAAAGCTAGGGTAGACACTATCGACCAGAGCAATGAGACAGTAAACAACTACCAGCTACCTCTGTGGGTCTGGCTTGTAGGTCTACTCTTGTTTATTGTTGGTTGGGTAACTGACACACCTTATACTTATGCCAGACGTTTTAAAAGACGTTAGAATCACAAAAGCCTCCCTTCGGGTTTCCTAACTTAAGGATTCCTGAAGGGAGGCTTTTTTCGTTTGTTACTTAGGTTTGTCGTTACGAGAGAACCAGTCTTTCTTACCGCACACCCTGCACTTGTACCAATACTCTACCTTGTGACCGTCAAAGAATAGGAACTCCCAATCACAGTTCTCTTGTGATGAAGCTGAGGATGTCGAGCAAGTCCTTTGTGTCATCATAGTCACCTACAGTTACCGTGTTTCCATTGTTAGCCTCTAGCTGAACCAGAGGTACAGTATTCTGTATCCCTAGCGTATAGTTCTTGAACACTGGACTACTGTCAATGTCTCGGAACACATAAGGTATCTCTGCTGTATCTAGCTCGCCCTTTAGTTTCTGACAAGGGTTGCACCAGCTAGCTCCGTATACTACTACTCTCATTTGTTTGATTCCTTTATAAGATGTGCGGCAAAAGCTATAGACATCACCCACCCTAGAACACAACAAACCCTAATAGCCGATAGGAAGCCCGCAGTCAGGAAGAAGTAGTACCAGTCCCAAGTGACAAAGGCTACTGCCGTAAGGAAAGCCAAGAAAATACCGAAGAGTCCCATAGGGAAGATTATCAGGCTCGCTAGAAACGTTTTAAGGTCTTCGTTCATTTAGTCAACTCCTTTATAAACAACCCTGAACAACCCGAACAATAACGACAGTAAGAACTAACCCACTTCCGGTAACTAGGATTGTTGTGGAAACGTCCATGAATCTCTTGTATGTTTTGCCTTTCATTTAGTCAACTCCTCATATGTAGTTATTCCTATGTGGCAGTAGTTCCCCTCCTCCTGTACGTCAATGCACACTTCTGGCATAAGACCTTCCAGAACTATAGCAAGGCGGTTAAGGGAAACCTCTGCACCCTCTGGAAAGGTGACGGTGTACATAGTGTCTTTCGAGTCTACATCACGTCTGCTCATTTAGTCAACTCCTTAATTTTCACAATCTCAGAAACAGGATACATATACCCGTCAGTACACTTGAAGAAAGAACCATACACATTGGCACCTACGCTAATCTTGATACCACCTCCTTTGGTGTGTACCTCGTATACCTTACAACTTTCAACCTTCTTGGTAGTGAACACCCCTCTAACTCCTTATCTAATCATAATATTTAACAGGTTGCAAACAGCGAACCCAAGTGCAAAGGAAGAGATTGCTAAAGACCAGTCCATAATTTTACTCCTTAATCTACCCATTTAAAAACACATTCAGTCATGCCGTAAGTGCCTCCCAACTCACAGGATACAACGGTTGGATAATCTCACCGATCTGTTTAGCCAAGTCTTGTGTCTCCTTCTGTGCATGACTGTCACTACGTTGGATATACATGTTAGCCCATGCGTACAGATTGCCCGTAGCAATTACCTCAGTGTACATGGACTGTGGTAGGACCATACGTGCTTGCTCTGGTGCTACTCCCCACGACAACAAGTGTTTGTAGTAATCCTCACACAACTTGTAAAACCCATTCTCAGGTACGTCACAAGTGAAACCTCCTGCATGGTCTACCCAATAGTTGTCAAAGTCAGTAACATCCACAGCCTCATCGGAACTCCCTTGCTTAACATTGTCAGCCTTCTTACGCCACACTTCAGGTGCATAGAACTCAGGGTCACTATCGACATACCTACGGCTAACCTCGTTGTACTCAATGCCTGTAGTGTGCTTCATGATCTGACGTGCTACGAAGATAGGCATCTTGAGGTGTAAGGAGATAGCTGTATGAGCGAAAGGAGACCAATGGCTAGGCATCTTACGGATGTGGTTCAAGAGGTCTTCAATAGCTTCATGATCCCAAACGTCATTACTGTTGTCATGTACCTCATTCATAATAGAAGTCCAATCACCAGACGTACAACCACGAGCAAGGAACTGGATTAGGCTTCGATCTTTAGTATGCAGACGTTTCTCTGGGGGGCCGTTAGTATCTACCCCAGAGTAATGCCACTCACTACGTTTACCGAAGGATACCTTAGCTGCATTAACTACAGACAGGTCTGACCCCATATGATCTTCGTATGTTGCTTTCACTGTTTATCTCCTACTTCATATTCCATACGGGGCCAGTCTTCGGTGCAATCTAAAGCTCTCATAGCTAAACGAGGCCAAACATCTGTAACCCACTCATTGTAAGCTTCAACAAGCGCCCCCGCTAGTTCCCCTGAGTTATTTACCCCTGCTGTGTACAAGACAGTCTCAAAGTGTTCCTCTAGCGTCTTATCTTTCACTGTTTATCTCCTAATCCATAATCCATATTAACCCAGTCGTTATCTTCATCCATAAGCTCCCAACCTAGTTCTTCTAGTTGACTCCAGATGTGAGAGTTGTTCACACGTAAGCAGTAGGAACTCTTATTACAAGAGTAGACACTACCAGAGCTACCGTAAAACTCAAAAGTATCTTCAGTTTCCTCACACTCGGTAATACCTGAGTTCATACGCCAAGAGTCTCCTTGAGTATAACCTCCAGACCAACCAGCTAGAACTCGCATATGCCCATCCGTAGGGCTTTTAACTACCACCCAATTATCAGGATTGTACATCATACTACAGCCCCTCCTTCACAAATGTTTCTACCCACATCTTAGTCATACCACTGCGAACAATGTCATCCGTAGTGAACTCAACGATAGGCACAGGTAACATATACTTCTTAACTAGGTGAACAACCTTTGTCAACCCGTCTCCTTCCTTAAGATCAGATTGTTGGATGTCACCATTGAGTACCAACTTAGAACCTTCACCCATACGTGTCACCAACATCTTAATCTCATGGAAGGTAATGTTCTGGCTCTCGTCACAGATAACAAAAGCATTGTCAAAGCTACGGCCACGCATAAGGGCTAGAGGTGCAATCTCAATGTTACCGTTCTTAAGTCCAGTTTCTACCGTACCTTTACCCAGATGCTTCTCAAGTACATCCAACACAGGTAAAGCCCAAGGCGCACACTTCTCCTCTAGACTACCCTTAAGGAAACCAATATCTTTACCTACAGCCACATGGGGTCTGGTGATTACAATTTTGTTTACTTGCTTGGTGTGGTACAGATTAGCTGCGTAGGTAGATACCACATAGGTCTTACCTGTACCTGCTGGCCCGAAGACTACAACCTGTTCACTGGTGTCTAGTGCTGAAATGTACTCCCCTTGTTTATCGTTTAGTGGCTCTAGTACCAAGGGTTTCTTATTAGAGTCATGCTTGGTCTTAGTGCGGCGTGTCTTAGGTTTAGGTTTTTGTTGTACCATTGTTACCTCTTTAACTGTGTACCTGAACTACTGCAAACTTAGGTTCATCCGACATAAAGTGTGGGAAATATTTGTCAAGATGGTGTAGGCTGTCTTCTAGATCGTGAATCTCACACAAAGCTTCTTGATTTGACCAAAACTTGTCTCCGAAACAAGGGCCTTCCCACCGCAAATCTCCTGACTCATCTAAGACAGCTCCTAAGTAAACAGTGTCGAAGTCCATATCTGTAGCTATAACACCTTTAGGAATCTCGTAGTCTACCTCTTCCATGTAGTCTTTGAACTCTTGTGTAGCTTCAACTTCCCAGCCGTACATGAAGTAGATGTTTGTGTTTACACCCATAATATATAATCCTTATCTGAGTTAGAGGCAACCCCATAGATATACCATAGGGTTGCCTAGTGTTATTAGGTCAAGTCAACAATCTCACAACTGTCGCCAGAGCAAGCCATAGTCTGCATACCAGAGGTGTTGTCTTCTTGTTCATACCCCGAAAGACCAGACCAGTCAATAGACTTAGGCATGATAGCCTTAAGTTCATCATAGTCTGACTTACCACACTCCTGATACGGTGCCTGTTGGTATGTACCACCGTCATACGGCAAGAACGATACACCAGACATTTCATCAAAGTGTTCATAGACAAAAGCACCTACTTCCATCCACTCGTCATCCTTAACCGACACAGTAACAGAAGGCTTATGCTCACACCAATGACGCTGATACAGTAGCCAAGTCTTTAGCTGCTCCATAGCTGACATGTCATTACGCACTACAGCACCTTCTGGTGACTTCACAGGGAAGCTGAAGACTGTAGTTTGATCTGGCTTCATAACACAAGGCTCACTAGGGATACCTTGGTCCTTCATAAACTGCGTCAGCGGGTCTTTGTTATCTCCACGAACAGTGCGAACATAGTAAGGACTATGACGGGTGTGAATACCTGAAGCGCTGTCAACCAACTGAGAAACTGTCCCAGAGGGCTTAACACATGTGATTGCTGCACTAACAGGAATCCCAAGACGGTTAGCCCACTCAGCGTTAGTATCAACAGCAATACTCTTAAGATGCTCAAGAGTCTCCTCCAATCCTTTGTTTGCTGAGGTCATCAGCGGGTTATCCATGATACCTGTCAAGCTGACTCCCAACAAGCGTTCTTCTTCTGTGTTACGTTGCCAAATCTTACGCAGGTACGGGAAGTGCGTATAGGTAGATTGGATTGTCCCTAGAATAGTTGCAAGGCGAACCTTACGCTCTAGGTCTTCTAGTGTGTCTGTAGCACGTACAACTACCTCCGTAAGATTACAGAACTGGTATGGACGCAGGATGATCTCGGAACCCATTTGTTACTCCATATAAAATATGTGCCTTAGTCATTTCTGCTAAGGTCTATACATCACTGCATAGAGCAGACTATATCACCACCCTGAGATGACAGGGGCTATCCGTTCGAACTTGTAGTCAAAACTAGGCAAAACAAAAGGCTTCACTGTCTCATAAAACAGTTTATGGCTCTTTGTAGCTACATTCAGATAAAAATACTTGCTGTGCTTATGCACTTTAGTGTTAATACCTGTCTTATCGTAAATGGCCTTACTTAGAGCCATGTTATCCGCGTAGCTAAACCCTTTAGTGTGCAAGTCGATCTTGCAGTGTGGGTTTTTGTGCCTGTTGTCTAAACTTGTACCGCCATCACACATAAAGATAATTGCCAATGCTTCAGCATCCATGAGCTTTAGCATGTGAGGGTCAATCACTTTATGGTTGTCAATATAGATTCTATCACGAATCTTAGTAAAGAAAGGATGACGGTTGCTTTCCAGCCGAAGTTGTGGCTTTCTGTTGTACCCGTCAGTGTTATAGTCTTTCTTACTGCTGACACGAACTGAGGTGATGTTCTCTAAAGTGTCTTTAACCCAGAGTACGTAGTCCTCATTCTCAGCCCGCATGTTTAAGATAAACTGGCAGTTCACTTTACTGTCCGGCTTCTTCTTGTGAGGCACGTAAACACCACCATCAAAAGTTGCCATATAGCTTACAAGTTTAGTTAGTTGTTTTGGATCAATGTTCATAGTCGTTACACTTCCTTATACAAGGTTAGCACGGTATTGTCCTATAAGGAGTTCCACCGTTTTTAGGATAGTTAATTCAATGACAATCGCTTGTCAAGGCCGCATTTGTTTACGGGTTAGTACCAAATTCAAAGTTAGGGTCTCGTCGTCCATTCTTAGCTGCCTGTTTCTTACTTGCTTGACGGTTGAACACACCACGTTCACCTGACTTACTCTCAACTAGGGCAAGCCACTCACGCATGTAAGTCTCCATGTCAGGCTTCTCTGTGTAGCTTACAGAGTTATTAGCCAGCGCACGTTGTCCTTGAGTTTCCCACCACTGTCCTGACTTAGCATGACGCATACGATCATCCGACAGGTTACTCAGGCTAATCATAGCGGAGCGGCGTACACCACCAACTACAACTACTTCACCAATCTTGCACATGATGTCATGGCACTCAATAGAGGACAGCTTACGACCAGTAGCACCTTTGAACTTCTCAATAGTAAACCGGAACAGGTCAACCAGAGGAGCAGGACCAGAGGCACGACCACCGAAAGTCTTTAGTTTAGCACCAGCAGGGCGAACCTTAGACACGTCCCACTTAGGTACTTCACCAGCCCACAGCAGAGACAACAGTTGGCGGTAAGCCTTAGCCCAACCTTCCTTGCTATCTTTGACTACGATTGTGGTGTCACTAACGAACAGTTGGTCAGGTACGTCAGGTAGCTTAGAGATGAACTGCCGCTCAACAGAGAACCCTACGCCTGTACCGCACAATAGGATGAACATAGCCTCATCGAAAGACTTAGGGTCATCTACTGGCAGATAGCTACAGTTGTACATACAAGTGTTGTCACGGTTAGCTGCTGGCCCTGCTGTCATAAGGGAACGCATAGATGGCATAACCTCAAGGTCTAGGATGGCCGCTTCAACTTCTGCACAAACTTTAGGGTCAAAGTGGTCGTCTTCATCGCTACACTGTTCTGCAACCACGTTCAGCATATACCGTTGTACAGTCTCAGAGAAAGTCTCACGGCGTCCCTCTGTGTCTAGCCATTTAGCATAACGAGATAGCCCAATAAATGTTTGGTAGTCAGTTGGTAGTACGTTGTTAGCCATATTAGTACAGTTCTCCGAATTTAGTGAAAAGGTCTTTAGGGTACTCGCCAAGGAATGTTCCAGCGAACAACATATCTTCGTCTAGGTAGCTCTTAACGTCACCCCCCAGCTTGTCGTAACACTGAAGCAGCTTATTAGCCATACGGTCAAACTCGTAGTCAGAGATGACAGGTGCATCTTTTACGTAGTATAAGTAAGCGTGTTGCATATACTCGTAGGCATCTTTGTCAGTCATTCAGATTTTCCTCGTTTGTTTTTATCTTCTTCAAGCCACACCATACGATCAATGTCAGCCCTGTTAATACCCAAGTCTCTCAACTCACGGTCAGTCAGTTGGTTCAGTTGTTTGATAGCCTTACGGTGTTCCCGCCAAGTAGCCAAGTAGTTCATATACCGCCAAAACCAAGTCATTCTTCATTAACTCCCGTAGTTACCACAAGCACACTCGGACTCACCCCAAGCGTTGCACATACACGTAGGTTCAAACTCTCCTGTCTCCGTGTTCAGAACATAAGCTTCCAAAGTACCCCCGTCTTCATCGTCTACAATCACCTCTACCATACCCTTATCGTTGCTCTCAATCTTAAGTCTGTACCAACCGTATCGAGGGTCTTGGTCGTAATCATACTCTAGTTTCATCAGTAAACCTCCTCGTGATACACTGTGTAGCCAAGGAACTTAAGAAGCTCTACGAAGTTCACCTCGCCCCCAGCCCCTTGTTCATCTTCGTTATGGTTCCAGTGTTTTTCAAAGAACACCCTGTCTCCGTCTGCATTTAGAACTTGGATACTGTGCCCGTCATACGGGGAATAAACCTGAATGTGTACGTCTTTATCTTCAATCATTACCGATTATCTCCTGAGCCTTGGAGAACCCCACGTTCCTTACGAGAGGTCAGTTTCTCCATATTCATCTTAATAGTCTCCTCTGGGTCCAACTTCAAGGCACCGTGCATAGCATGCCAGTAGAAGATAACATCCCCTAGCTCTTTCTGGATTGCCTCTAGCATACTGTAGGCTTCTATGTCTGTGTTACCGTCACGGACAACCTTCTTGATCTTCTCAGCTACCTCACCAGCCTCACCTACGAGTCCTAGTGTGTTCTCTACCAAGCGGTCACGGCCTTCAGTGATAATCATGGACTCTACGAACTCTTCGTAGTCTACTTGTTTAGTCTCATCCATAACCTCTTCTTCAGTTACACACTTACCGTTCAAGTACCAATACTTAGAGCCACTAGCATACTCAATAGCCGGTCCATCTTCTCGGTGTAGCTTACCGTTCAAGTACCACCAAGACTTATCACCATCAGCATACTCAATAGCCGGTCCATCTTCTCGGTGTAGCTTACCGTTCAAGTACCAAAACTTATCGCCATCAGCATTAACTTTTACTGTATATTCAATCATAGCAGTCTCCCATAAAATTCAGTTGGCCCTGTGTACTCATAGTCAAACAAGTACCAACAACAGTTATCCTTACCTACGCTCTTACTACCTTCGATCCACTTGACCCTACCAACAGATACAACCTTCTTGCAATACTGCATATACTCTGCTGACTGCTTAGTGTGCATCCAATCGGCATCAAACAATAACCAAGTAGGCATCTGAACACTATACCACTCAAGGAACGGATGCAAAAACTTTCTGTCCCAAGGTGGATTAGTGATACAGAAGTCTGCAACATCGTAGTAGAGAGTAGCTAACGCATCCCCTTGCTTAACGTCATCTGCTTGAGGCTCAATGTCACTCTTATGAACACACACCCCAGAACCTTGAGTTAGCTCCGAGATGTGGTTCACGAGGCGACCATCGCCAGCACAAGGCTCTGCATAAGTAAACTCCTCATACGGGAGATGGTCAATCAGAGGCTCCACAGCTTTAATAGGTGTTGGATAGTAATCACGTTCAACCCTAGTGAAGTCGCTGCGTTTCCCCATGTTCGTCTTCCTCTTCCTCAAGTGACTGCAAGAATGTGAGCAAACCTACAAGTGTGATCTGTGTAGTTACATACGTCTTATGACTGATGTATGCAATGTAGGTGAGCAGCACCAAAGCTAGTGCCATAAAGATTGTTTCAACCATTTTCTACGCTTTCTTCCGAATCTACGCTTTCTACCATTGAGTTCAAATACCACTGAGCCTTCTTCAAGTCCTCAATGCCGTTCTTGTACTTGTACCGCCACAGGTACTTCATTACGTTACCTTTGCAGTAGTCTTGATAACCGTCACTAAGAGAAGCCTTGATAGCATCAATACATTCGATACCCTCTTGGTTGTAGTGACTAGGGCTGTTTACGTTGTCACTAGCGTCCATCTCCTGACCTAACCTGTAGAGTTCCTCTAGGACAGACTCTTGTTCCTGTTTAGCCATAACCTCTTCTTCAGTTACACACTTACCGTTCAAGTACCAAGCCTTATCACCATCAGCCCATTCTACAGCAGGCCCATCTTCTCGGTGTAGCTTACCGTTCAAGTGCCAAAACTTAGTACCACTGGCATATTCTACAGCAGGACCATCCTCGCGGTGTAGCTTACCGTTCAAGTACCAAAACTTAGTACCACTGGCATATTCTACAGCAGGACCATCTTCTCGGTGTAGCTCACCATTCAACCGCCAAAACTTATCGCCAAGGCCATTAGTTACCATAACAGGTTTATCAGTCATTCCCATATTCCTTCTCAAGCATATCCATGGATACAAACATAGGCTCAAACCTACCGTTGTCAACCCCTTTCATCAGGACTACACCATTCCACCAGCTTAGGTTCGCTTGACCCGCCCAAGATTCCTCATGTCCTTTGTAGCAGCCAACCACCATCCCAATACTGCCAGCGTCATCTTTAAAGTACACATCACGTTTATGACTATGACCACATACAGAAGAATTGTGACGGTTGTTAATGACGGAGTAGGCATGGTGAATACCAGAAGTAGCTGTCCCGTAGTTCCCAGAACTAAAGAAATGAGCAAAATCAACACCACAGTAGTTAGCGATTGCGGGGGCTGAATTATAGTACTCGTGGTAGTCGTCGAACCATTGGTCTGTTTGAAGATGCCCGAAGGAAATCCCGTAGCCTTGTCCCGTTCTGTCCTCATTTCGGGGGCTTTCTGCAATAGCCTTTTTGATCCGATTCTCATGGTTCCCCTCAAACCCTACCCAGTGGAGTTTCTTACGTTTCAGTTTCTTGTGCGGTGTCCGTAGACGGTCCTGAGCCTCATTGTAGTGGTTGATATCGTCACCGTAGTTCTGCATTACTACAGCTTGTGGGTAACGGGTGTCAAAGCTATTCAGGCTGCACATATCAGCACCGTCACCTAAGTCAAGAACCATATCAGGTTTAACATCAGCGATGTACTGGCCTAGCCAATCGAAACGCTCATTACTTACTTCAGGTGCCGTGTGTGCACAACTGAACACTAGAATGTCTTTAGGCATCTTCAGTTACCTCTTGATCTTGCAGGTATGTACTCAGGTAGAACAATGCGTCCTCTGGGTTGATACCGTTTGTCTTGAGTAGGTCTACGATCTTCTTAGTCATCCTTAGTCTCCTCAATTCTCATCTCAACTTCAGGTTCCTTAAGCCACTCATCCGGAATGACCTTATCAGCATACAGGAACCCATGACGCTTGCACCAATCAGCATAGGAAGTCTTACTACCTGTGTTGATCTTAGATTTTGAATTAGTAAACACGAACCTAATGTCCAACTTAGGGTATTGTGCCTTAATACGCAAGTGCTTTCGTCTATCTGCGGGTACGAACCGCCCTTTAGTTTCTACGATGATGCCGTTACTCTCTAGCACAAAGTCAGGTGTATAGGACCGCCACTGGTGATCTTCCCACTTGATCTTGTGCTTCTCATATTCGTATGGGATACCCTTGTCTTCTAGGTGCTTGCAGTTGTCAACCTCAAGACCTGAGCGTACCCCATACTTTAGTTGTGCTGCCTTACGTTTACTGCTCAACAGGTGGCTCCCACATTTCACCTTCATACCGGCGTAACCAAAGCAACCTAGCGTTCTCTAGTAGCTCATCTGCATCTCCATTGTACATCTCTAGTGCCTTAGCATACATCTCCTGCACTGTAGTACACCCTTCATACGCCTTCTCAGCCTTCTTAGGGCCGATACCTTGTACCCCTTGAATGTTGTCCACTTGGTCTCCTGTCAACAGTTGCTTGTAGAAGAAGTAGTCCCCTTGCTCTTGGCTTACCTCTGTCCACTCTTTCTTCACGAAGTTATAATGCGTACAAGGGATCATAAGCAAATCTTTGTCAATGGAGACGATAGTGCAGTTCCCATTCAACTCAGTAGCCTTAATCCCTAGTGCATCATCTGCTTCCTGACCCTCAACCACCTCAGCTAACCAACGTGTCTCTAGTTGGTCTCTTGTGGCCTTGAGGTGTACAGGTTTCTCACCTCTCTTTCCTTTGTATGGCTTGATAGTTGCGACTTCAAAACGATAGTTTGTGCTACCAGTTAGATAGAAGAAAGCATCTACACCTAGCTCGTAATCGTAGGGGTACATACAATCGTACATGATGCTACTACAGATGTCATCTGTTGTCTTACGTGCTTGTTTCTCTGTGTCACCCTTTGCTGAGAAAGCTGCACGATAGGCAATGATGTCTGCATCTACTAAGACTCTAGTCACAAAGTCTCCGCACGATAGATGTCACCATCTGGTGTACTCATCTCAAGCATATCCACATAGTCAAAGCCCGAACCTCGGATGAACTTAAGTGTGTGGTAGGCTACCTCATGCAGACCATCGGCGCTGAACTTTCGTGTTACCTTGACGCCGTTTGGACCTTCGTAAGTCATAGTGTACTTCTCTGGGCTACCTTCTAGCATCTCACGGTATGCGTGACGAGCTTCACGGTCCGCTTGGATTTCCATATCTGTCAGTTGTTCAATATTCATTTGATTACCTTTACGTTCTTACCTAGAGCTTTACAGATTTCTTCCATAGTCATCTCTTCTACTGGGTTCATAACCTTTTCTTCAGTTACCATCTTACCGTTCAAGTACCAAGACTTATCGCCATCAGCCCACTCTATAGCAGGACCATCTTCTCGGTGTCGCTTACCATCCAAGTACCAACACTTAGTGCCATTAGCCAAAACTTTTACTGCATATTCAATCATGTCATGTCATCCTCAGTTAAAAGTAAGGGGCCAACCTAAGCTGACCCCAAAAGTTTATCTTGGCCCCTTAGAAACCAGAGAGGCCCGTGTTGTCTGGTACATACTCTACAAGATCAAGAACCTTAACTGCATGGAGAGTTACGATCTTACCATCCCAAACGTCCAGACGAACCTTCAGTTTAGAGCCATTACCTACAAGAGCTTGATCGTCCCACTCTTTACTGTCAACATCCATAACAATAGGCGCACCCATCACCTTACCTTCACCTTGGTTGATGCGAGGGTTGAAGTGTGGACGTTTGCACTTATAGAAGATGTTGCCGTCATTGTCCTCTTTGAACAGTTGACCAACCATACCCTTATTAGGTACACCCGCTGCAATCATATCTTTCTTGGTCTCAGGTGTGATGTACACATTCAAGATGTAGTGACCTTGCTCTGAGAGGATTTTGGTTTTCTGATCCCCATCTTCAAGGTTGTCACCCATGTCACGGTTGTGTTCAAAAATCTTAGCGAACTTTGCGGTTCCTTCGAAGTCTACAAAAGCCATATGATATATCCTTTATGTTGGCTGTATTCTTAGTCGTTTAGTTATTTGCAAGTTACAACTTGCGGGAGTATTGCCCGTTGCACCGTCTTGAACACTTAGGCTCTGCAACCTCAGATTTACCCTTTGGACGACGCAAGAATGTGTCGCCGCAGTTAGGGCAAACGTAACTGTTCAATTTAAGAGGTCTCCGGTGATGTTCGTTATGCTCTTTTTTTGTCATCACTTGGAGGTTTTCTAACCTGTTGTCATGCTTCTCTTCGTTTTTGTGGTGTACAACCTCGTCCGAAGTTAGATACCTACCTAAATGCTGTTCTACCACTAAACGGTGTTCAAGTACGTAACCGTTGGAGGTGCAATTAGGGTGGTTTGGTGCTAAGCCATACAGGTAGTCGCCTTTCTTAATTGTTTTCCATTCCATGTATGTACCTTTTTTGTTAATGGAGAGCCGTGGAGGAATTGAACCCCTTGACATCCGTCCCACTGTTTAACGTCAAGAGTTTAGAAGACTCTGGTGGGGTCACGACTCTAAAACTTGCTCTATCCAGTTGAGCTACGTGAGGTGTATCTTATGTTAGTTCTGCAATACAACCTGCAAAGACTGCATCTTTTAGTTCTTTTGGTGACAGAGAGCTACCTGAGATGTAAACAAGCTCAAGAAGTGCCGCTGCGAAGTCTGGTTCCAAACCACTGTCAGTCAAGACGTTAAAGGTAACTTCAGGTCCGATACCTACGTCACGAGCTTTAGCGATGTCAAAGATAGCAGAAGAGACTAAAGAACAATCTTCTGCTGGATTTGCTGTAGCTGCTGTTGCTGTTAGTCCCATAGCTAGGACTGCTGTTAAGATTAAGTTTTTCATTTTGTCACCTTTACGTTCTTGCCTAGAGCTTTGCAGATTTCTTCCATAGTCATCTCTTCTACGGGGTTCATAACCTTTTCTTCAGTTACCATCTTACCGTTCAAGTACCAAGACTTATAGCCACTATCATATTCAACAGCTGGCCCATCTTCTCGGTGTAGCTTACCGTTCAAGTGCCAAGACTTATAGCCACTAGAATATTCAATAGCCGGCCCATCTTCTCGGTGTAGATTACCATCCAAGTACCAACACTTAGTGCCATTAGCCAAAACTTTTACTGCATATTCAATCATGTCATGTCATCCTATTTTAAAGATGTTGTGATGTTGAAGCCCACCATTAGGCCAACACTTTGGTCCGTACCACCGCCCCACACAGGAGCAGCGATTATAGATACGTTTTCGTTCAGAGGTTTCTCAATCTTGACGTAAGGCATAACACTTCCACTATAACCTGTGACAACCCCTAAGTCAAGATCAGCCCACCCTTGCCAAACCGTATACCCTGCATAAACAGAAGGTTTACTAAAGCTGTTGTGGTAAGCTCCTGCAACGAACCTGTTGTACTCTACCTCCACGTTAGGGTTCACTTCGTTGTACTTACCGTCAAGACCTAAGTGGTCAATAAAAGCAATACCGACTGTGACTACAATCTCAGATAAGTTCATACCTAGTTACCTCCTCAGTGGATTTCCGAATAGTTATCCCCAAACTCAGGGGCAGTTGATAGTTTTACGTTTAGCTTGAGCTTCTCGTTAGTTTTGGTCATAGCCCCATACACAACTTCTGCTGTCTTAGGCTCATCTCCAGACTTAACCAAGAAGATCGACTCATCGTGGAACTGACCAATAGCACACAAACCTAACTCAATGCAATACCCTAACCACGTATCAAAGCAATAAACTCCTGTACTCTGGTTGAGCGTAGAGAACTTGTCCTTGTCATGCCGCAGAGAATACCAAAACTTAGACACAGGGTTATAGAGCCACATCTGACCATCCCTAGTCTTCTTAGTTTTAGTACCCTTAGCGATAGCCTCAAGAGACCAATTACGCTTCCAGAAGGCGTCCAGTAGTTCCTCTGCGTCCTTAACTGAGAAGCCACCCCTACGAGACAAACCTAGAGGCTTAATCCCATACGTTGCTGAGTAGTTCGTTACCTTATATGCCTTTCGTACTGACTTCAAACTACCCGTCTTGTTGTGGTCCTCAATCTGCTCTTGTGTCACTGCCCCCGCAAACTTAGCTAGGTCAAGGTGTGCATCAAAACCTTCTGTCTGCTGTGTGGCTACATACTCGGGGTCATACGGCGTCATATAATGCATCTTGGTGTTTTGTTCCAAGCTATCCATGTCGGCCCCACAAAGTACATAACCTTCAGGTGCAATCAGTAGTCCTCGTATGTCCTTTCCATAAGCCTTCTCTACACTAGGTAGGTTGGCCAAAGGTTTCACATGCTTGAACCTCAAGGTATTAGTCAA